TGTTGTTGTTGTTTTCTTTTCTGTTTTTGCTTTCTCAGTTGATTCCTCATCTTTTTCATCAGGATCTCTTACAAGCATTCTACCATCATTCATAATAGGATCTTGTATTTTTCCTAGTTTAGTTTTAGCAAGTCCTTTTGCTATCATTTTTGATGCAAATTCACCAACAAATGCACCTGCCATACCAGTAATAAATCCAGGAGCACCACCAAACGGAGCACCAATGGCAAAACCTGCTGTATATCCTAACAATCCACCAATCGCTCGAAGAATAGCATTGATAGGAGACTCACCGAAAGCCGCATAGTCAAGCACACCCATGATGGCAGCGATGACTGCATCAACACCACCAATCTTTGCTGCTTTGGCAGCTTTAAGTCCTTGTCTCAATTGTAATATATTTTTGTTAGTCTTCGCAGTTTTAAGTAATCCTTTAATACTTTTAGCTGCATTTTTTGGGTTAAGATTTTTAACTTGTTTAATAAGATCATTATTTTTAACAATCTTATCCATTTTACCCTTCAATAATCCCTTTACCTTTTCCCCCAACTTCATAGGGTTCATATTTTTAAGATTTTTACCTATCTTCTTAGCCCATTCTGCACCTTGTGCTTTAATGCCACCAATAATATTATCAACATTTGCCATTTGTTTTTTAGCAAAATCACCAATGCCCTTTCCAACTCTATTAAAAAAATTACCACCTTTTTTTATTAAGTTAGAACCTCTCTGCATTAAGTTAGAACCTCTCTGCATCAAGTTACCTTTTACATCACTTGCTCTCTTTAAAAGATTAGAACCAGTTTGTTTTAAATTAGAAGGTCTAACTTTCTGTAAGATATTAGAACCCGTTTGTTGTAAATTTCTTGCACCTTTCATTATCCTTCCAGATGTGCTTTGAACTACTCTCTTAATGTTAGTAGGTCTTATTTTTCTAATAGTTTTACGCACACTTCTCGTAGCTCTTTCTGCACGAGTCTGAAGATTTCTCCTCATTCTACGAGCACGATCACCTAATGAGTTTGGTTTTCTTCTTGGTTTACTTCTTGGTTTATTACTTTGCCTATCAGATTCACGACCAAATGCAGCAGCAGTCATTCCAAGAATGGCAATCGTATTAAAAAGATTACCAATAGTTCCTACTATTGCATCAAATGTTTTAGCACCTTTCTCACCAAACTTATTCTCTACAAATTTTTTACTACCACCTATTGCCTTATCACCCCACATAAGGAAAGTTCCAAGGATATCAACGATACCAATGACAGTGCCTGTAATAAAATCTAATACCCCACCCAAAATAGGAATTAACTTTTGAATTTGTGGTAAAAAATCAAGCATTTTAACAAGAATAAATCCCATCAAAATATCTTTAACAAATTTTATTAACCCATCAAGAAAACCTAACTTTACTTTACTCTTCTTCTTTTTAACTTTCTTATCATCCTTATCATCCTTAGTTTCTAATTCTTTTTCTTCCTCTGCCCTTAACGCTTTTTCTCTTCGTTTTCTTTCTTGGTCTTGTAATTTTTTATCTAATGCAACAGATCCTTTTAAAATTTTCTCAACCTCTACTACCCTTGTTTTAATAACAAGAATAGTATCTGATCCACTACCAACTCCTCCACTAGCAGTAGAAGTTTGACTAATTGTAGATACTGAATCTGCAAGAGGCATGTTCGCCAAAGCACTACTCGGTGCCTTAACAATTGCTCCACCACTCTTACCATTTACTTCGGATTGCCCCTGCTGTTGAGGTTGTTTCTTCTTTTTTCTTCCCATCAATTTATCAACAGCAACTTTTTTCACTTGACTCTTAACAAGTGATTTCCCAGCCGTTTTTACTATCGCTCCTAATGCTACCATATCTTACACGCTTATACCTAAAGTTTTTATTTTATGAATAGATCTTTTTGCAGCAGCATCAAAATCAGGGATGTCATTATTTCCACCTGACTTTTGATAAGTATCAACAGATCCACCACCACCTGCTACTGCTTCTCCTCCTCTCATTTGAACCTGCTCATCATATGCCATTACACTTGATTTTTTAACAGGTGGATTAACTCCTCTGTTAGGTTTAGATCCAGAAAATTTTACATTACCTCCCCTTGCATATCCTTTAAGTAATCCACCACGAGACATCCCTCTTCTATTCATTTTAACTAAACCACCACCTGCTCTTCCCATTCTATTCATCTGTAGTGCTCTATCACGAGCAGACAAACCTGCCATCGCTGCTGGACTGGTAGTATCTGCTTGTGCTCTTAAATATAATCTATTTGCTGCTGTGCCTGGTATATTTTTATTAATATCAAATGCATAATCTGCTTTGAAATTAGGATTGTCCAAGGTCTCCATCCTAATATAATTAATCTCTTTAAGTAATGCTTCTTTAACTTCTGGTTCGATAGACTCATTATTAATAATCATCTGCTCGCCATCATTGAAAGCAACCTCACTCATATTAGCAACCACCTTACCAATGTTTAACATCTTCCCATCTCTATCCATTTCTATTCTCTTCTCTTCACCATAAAACTCTGGATCACTATCAATCAATGCGTTATGTTGTTCCATAAACGCAATCAATGAAGGACGAGCTGCTTCCATTACTTCTTCCATACTTGGGTTAGCACTCTTCTCTCCACCAGAGGTAGGGAAACCTAATTTATTTGCTTCTTCCGTTCTTTCTTCAGTTAAAAAAGGATTCTTTTTTGTTGCTGGTGTATCAATAGGAATAACAAAAGCATCATTTCCTTTCTGTAAAACTTCCTCTGTACCATGACCTATGAAAGAAGTAGACTCACCACCATCTAATGATACAGGATAACCTGATTGAGGACCTTCAATCATTCCACCCTCTGCCATTTGAGGAAGTAATCCACCAACAGATAAACCAGGAATTCTCTTCAATAACTTACCCAACTTCATCTTCGCTATTGCTTTAATCAATGCAGGAATAATTTTAGTTACAAGTCTAATACTAAACTTGGTAATCATTACTCCCAACTTCACAGCCATTCGACCAAAAGCATTACCAAATAATAAGTATGCTGCCAACAATACAGGCCAAGTTTTCTTTAGAAATTTTCCTATTGCCTTTACCTTATCCTGATTATTTTTATCTTGGAACCATTCCAATAATTTAAATACTATTCTACCAAAAATAATTTTACCTAGAAAATCAAATACTTGTCCAAATAAACCTTTAACTGGTGCAATAACTTTTTCTGCACCAGACTTTACAGCACCAAAACCTTTCTTAAGTAATTCTAATCCAGATTCTTTTTCTTTTCTCTTTGCATTTTCAGTAGAACGACGTTTCTTCTTTGCATCATCTCTTTTCCCTTTAATTTGATTAATTAAAATATCACGTATAGAAGTAATACTTGTGAGAATATCCGCAAGTACGTTACTACCACCTTGAGAAGAAATCTTAGATGAATCTTTAGAGGGAGGAACAAGTTTCTTCGTATCCAATTTTGCAGGAGGAAGCATCTTCACTCCCATTATCTTTTTGGGACTAACAGTTGTCTTCTTAACTTTCTGTTTAAACTTTGGATCTGCTGCCTTTCTATCTGCCCTTACTCTTTGTATTTCCTCTTGCAGTATTGGTATTCTTTTATCACTTGCATTCGTAATAGTAAGTGCATTAGTTGCCTCCATTAATGCACGTAGATAATCCACGTCATTATCAACATCCATCAAATCAATATCAAGATCTGATAGTATTTTTAAAATTGGAGGACTACTAACGGCCATTAGATTGTTGTTGCTTTTGCTTTAATTCTTCATCTTCAAGATGTTGTTGAAGAAGTGCCACATATATGTCCCTTTCCCAAGGCATCATATTTTCAATTTCTGTTAATGAATATTTATGGTACTGCATCAAAGAAAAGTTCAACCTGAAGTAATTCTCCAGATCCATGTGCATTAGGGCTAAGCGAAAAAAGACGCTAAACCCTCAAGAACTACATCACTCTTCACTTTAGTTTTTGGATTAGTTACCTTAACTTTGTGAGATAGTTTAGGCATTGTCTCAAAGAATGTTTCAATCTCTTTAAATTGAGAAGAATTCATCTGCTCCAAAAATTCTTTTATCTCTTTCTTTGTACAATCTGCAGCAGCCCACACTTCATCTGCTGTATAAATCTTATCAATACAAGTAGCAATCAAATCAAATGACTGATCCATTGCATTAGCATCATCAAAATCAAAATTATTTTTAATGAACTGTTCCAATGATGGATATCTTAATTCCATCATAAGATCTTTATCAAGTTTAATTTGATTAGTATGTTTATCATTTTTTTGAACTTTAATATCATCCAAATCAATAGTCACAGGAACTTGAGTTTCTTCATCATCAGGACATATAATATTAACTTCAATCTCCTCTCCAACAGACTTACCTCTGATGTTAAGGAATAAAAATTCAATATCAAAGGTAGGAAGTTGATCTACTTTAACACCTTTTGTAAGAACACAGTTCTTTAAAACATTTTTTATTGCAGTTGTAATCTGCTTTGTATCTTCTGTTTCTAAAGCAAGTACAAGTAACTTCTCTTCTTTAACAAGAAAAGGTCTGTAGTTAATACTTTGTCCTGTAGAAGGTAACTCCAACTCATATGTCGGTGTGGCAATCTTTGGTAAAGGCATAATATCCTATAGAGTTTTCAGTATGTTTATTTATCAGGCAAGTCCAGATGCAATTGAGCGTAGTTGATCGTTTGCACCAAGAGGTAAACCATTATTCTGCACTGCTTCAGTAAAGTCATTTACTCTAGCAGGTAATTGTCCAGCATTAAATCCTTGGTTTCTTGAATTAAAGTTTGCTAAGTCACTTAAAGTATTACCTCCTATACTAGGTTGTTGTGTTGTAGGACTGTCAGGTTTTGCAAGAACGTATCTAATATAAGACATGGATACGTTACACTTCAAAAGAGAGGATGATTCATAAGAAATTGGCATTGAATTAATAGCCAATGGAAATGTTCTAAAGAATTCATACTTAATACTACGAGTTAGATCTCTTTCAAATTTTATAACCTTTAATCCTTGATTTGCCATATATTCATCTGGATACTTTGATCGATAGAAATAGGTTGCATCTCTTGCATCATCAGCATCCTCATTCATAATCTCACTCATCCAAGTCTCAAAAAACTTGATAGGTAAGTAACCATTCGCATCAACATAAAAAGTTAAATCAATTCTATCCTCAAATATTCTTCTGTAGGCATGTTTTTCTGTAACGCCAGGACGATCATTAGTAAGTTCCAGTGTTGCTAAACTAGAACCTGGTAATGATGCATCCGAACACATTATATGTAATCTATCCTGCTGCACTGTGCCGCCAAGAAGACTTGTTAGTTTTCTACCAAGTTCTCCTGCTGGTAGTCCAATCTCAACATCAAAATAAGATGTCAAGGCAGGTGCCATGAGAGTTGCCTTGATGTCGCTTACGGTTCTACTAGTAGGCATGTAACTATAAATACTTTTTGACCTTATATATTATGTATAAGAGATATGGCAGAAAGTATTAAGAGTCGGTTTAGACCAACCTTCCCTAGAAAATATAAAGGTAATGCCAACAATATAATATGTCGTAGCAGTTGGGAGAGAAGGTTCTGTAACTACTGTGATATAAATGAAAGTATTATTGAATGGGGCAGTGAAGAGTTCTTTATACCATATGTTTCACCAAAAGATAATCGTGTTCATAAATACTACCCTGATTTTATTATAAAAGTCAAGGAGGGCACTGGTCATCTTAAAACATATGTTATTGAGGTGAAACCAAAGAAGCAAACGGAACCACCAAAGAAAAGAAAGAGAGTAACCAAGTCCTACATATATGAATGCACAACCTTTGCAGTCAACCAAGCAAAGTGGAAAGCAGCAAAAGAATTTTGTGATGATAGAAGAATTGAATTTAAAATCATCACCGAAAAAGAATTAGGTAT